AACGGAGTCCAAAACTCTTTTACCAAGAAGACGCGAACTTTTGGATAAAATCAATAAAGATGGAACTTATCTTCCAAAATCTTTATTGCACGCCGATTTAGATAGAGGTTTTTTAGATTTTGTTAAAGATGAATTAAAAGTGGTTGTTGAAGGTAAGACAATTCCAACGGTTGATATTTTAGTGACAACACAGAATTGGGTTCAATTTACCGAAACTTGGAATTTTCAAAATATAGATAAAAATACTGAACCCCCATTTATAACTGTTGTTAGAACTCCTGAAGTAAAATATGGTAGTAATCCGGCTCTTGTATACAACATTCCTAATAGAAAACAATATTTTTATGCACAAGTGCCAACTTGGGATGGTCAGAGAAATGGTACGGATATTTATACAATACCACAACCGGTTCCGGTAGATATTACTTATTCGGTTAAGATTATTTGTAATAGAATGAGAGAGTTAAATAAACTTAACCAAATCATTTTAGAAAAATTCGCATCCAAACAAGCATATGCGGTAATTAAAGGTCATTATATTCCTATTGTTATGGGAGGTATTACCGATGAATCAGTGTTTGATGTTGAAAAACGAAAATATTATATTCAAACATATGAGTTTACTATGTTAGGATTTTTAATAGACGAGGATGAGTTTGAAGTTGCTCCAGCAATAACTCGAGTATTAACCTCAGTTGAGTTTGACCCTAATAACCCTAAAAGGGGAAGAAAAAATAATGAAGAAAGTAAAAGTTTTCAAACAGATGTATTGTTTGTCATAGGAAACGACACGTTAAGTCAAAAAATAAATTACACAGTTGATATAAGAGTTGGTAATTCAACTAATATAGATAGTTTTGATGTGTATATTAACGAAGACTATTACGGGACTGATTTAACGTTAATACAAATCAACACAAATGATGTGTTAAGAATTGATGTTGTTAAAAACGATAACAGTAAAGAAAGTACTATCCAATTATTAGATTTATTACTTTAATCCTCACCATAGACATCTTTCTTTGTCTTACATTTCTCAATAATTAGTCTTTCCAAGAACCGATACATTTTAATACCCCTCTTTTCACAGTAGGTTTTAAGAATCTCGTGTGTCTCCACCGATATCTTTAAATTTTTAATCTTTTTGATGTCGTTATCCATAAGTAGAAAAAAGGCAGAAAATAATCTACCTAAAATATAAATAGTTGCTACGAAGTAAAGTATTTTGATTTTTTTTTAATATTTATATATAAAATAAATTAATAAACAAAACAAACTAATGGCAACAAACAGTAAAGTATTCGTATCTCCTGGGGTATATACATCCGAAGTTGATTTGAGTTTCGTAGCACAGAGTGTGGGTGTAACCACATTAGGTATCGTTGGTGAGACCCTAAAAGGTCCGGCATTTGAACCTATCTTTATACGTAACTTTGATGAATTCTCAACTTATTTCGGAGGTACTTCTCCTGAAAAGTTTATAAATACACAAATCCCGAAGTATGAAGCTTCGTATATCGCAAAATCTTATTTACAACAATCTAATCAATTGTTTGTAACAAGAGTATTGGGATTATCAGGATATGACGCAGGACCATCTTGGTCTATAAAAACGGTAGCGAACGTTGATAAAACAACAGTAGATTTTTATTGTACAAGTTTTGTAACAATTGATTGTCAACAAGATTGTGACGCATTTTTAGAATATACCTATAACATTCCTTTTTCAGGGTGTGATAATAGTATAGATTCAATAGTGTTTGGTGCAATAACTGGTGACGATTCAATTATATCAGATAAATTTACATCTTCGTATAGTAATTTTGATGGAACAACATCAACTATTTCTACCGATGTTAAACAACAAATTTACAATGTAATTTTATCATCAACAACATTATCTACATCGGCAACGTCAATTAACGTTTATGGTGCAATTTTAGGAACAGACTATTCTGATTTATTATTATTAAGTGGTTATACTGGTGTTACAAATGTATTTAACATTAATAGTGTTGATTCAAGTGTTTGTGATTACACGTCACCTGATACAGATGTTTGGTATTACTCAATGTTTGATAATAATGGTAATTTTAATTACAGTGGTAGTTCATTCTATAGTGTTATTAATAATTTAGTTCAAACAAGTACATCATCTAATTGTGCTAGTTTTAATAGTTTTAGTGTTAGTGGATATTCAGCGAATATTAATTATAATACACAAACAATTAATGTTTATTTACCTCAAGGAACCGACCTAACAAATATTATTGCCGATTTCAGTGCTTGTACAAGTAGTGTTGTTATTGATTGTGATGACCAAGATAGTGGTGTAACTGAAAATGATTTTTCAGCAACAGGTTGTTTAGAATATCAATTAGTTTCGGAAGATTTAAGTGTTTCTACATTGTGGAATGTTTGTATGATTGAAATAGATGTTTGTAACCCTGCAACAACAGGACACACCGGTTCTCAATCTATTGGTAACATTAAAACTTGTTTTTCTGGTAATGTTACCGGAAAAATTTATGTTTACACGGGAACATCTTATACAGACTTTGATGACGTAGTTATCACAACTTTACGTTCAAGAGGTTTATCTACTTATAGTACATCATCTGATGGTCCAACTTACGAAGTGAGTGGTTTAACTGACGTAACATTAAATTGTTCAGGGAACTATTCAACTGTTAAAACTAACCCATATTCAGAATTTGGTATTAATGTTACGGATAAAAATGGAAATACTTTCTTTTTTGAAACATCTCTTAGTGAATCAGATTCAAAAAACATTAGTAAAGTTTTTGGAATATCTAATTTTGGTAAACCAAGAACAACAGTTCCATTATTTGTTGAAGAACACTTCCAATCATTATTAAACTACGCATATAACAAAGGTTTTATTAAAGGATTAAATTGTGATTTAACCGCGTTACCTAGAGCGAGTAATGATAATAACGATTCGTCTTCTATCGCATTTTATTTAGAAAAATATCAAACACCGGTATCTCCGTGGGTTGTTTCTGAGTTAAGAGGTAGTAAAGTTTTCAATTTATTTAGATTTACAACAATTTCCGACGGTGATGACGCAAATACTCAAGTTAAAATATCTTTAGTTAATATGTCATTTTCTAACCAAACATTTGACGTATTGGTTAGAGATTTCTTTGATAGTGATGCTAATCCAATTGTTATTGAAAAATTTACAAATTGCTCAATGGACCCAAATAGTAATTCATTTATTGGTGTGAAAATTGGTACAGTTGATGGGGAGTATACATTAAACTCTAAATATATAATGGTAGAAATGAATGAAGATGCTCCGACAGACGCACTTCCTTGTGGATTCCAAGGATTCAAATTTAGACAATACGGTACATCTCAATCACCATTCCCTATTTATAAAACTAAATATGACTTTCCTGGTGAGGTAGTGTTTGACCCACCATTTGGTAATGCTTCAGGTGGTAATGTAACACAATCAAGTCCTGGTGATAATGTTCGTAGAACTTATTTAGGTATTTCTACAGGATACGGTGCAGGTTACGATGTTGACTTCTTTAGCTATAAAGGAAAACAACTTCCATTAGATTTATGTAAAGAAAGTGATTACGCTCAATGGAATGTTCAAACAAGAGGTTTCCATATGGATATAAATGCGGCATCAATCATTTATCCGGGAACAGGTAAACCTGAATTCTTTGTTGGTTCAGCACCATTTGTTAAAGACCCTGAAAGTACTGCAAACCCATACTATTTTATTTACGCACGTAAATTCTCATTATTAGTACAAGGTGGTTTTGATGGTTGGGATATCTATAGAGAATCAAGAACTAATACAGATAGTTTCAAAATTGGTAAACCTCAATTCTTAAAAGGTTTCTGTCCTGATTTTAGATACCCTTCAGCAACAGGTTGGGGTGCGTTTAAACAAATTACAGTTGGAGATAATAGTCAAGATTTTGGTAATTCAGATTATTACGCATACTTATTAGGTCAACAAACGTTCTCAAACCCTGAGGCTGTAAATATTAATTTATTTGTAACACCGGGTATTGATGCTGTTAATCACGGTGACTTAGTTGAGAGCGCAATTGATATGATTGAATTTAATAGAGCGGATTCGTTATATATTTGTACAACACCTGATTATAAAATGTTTGTACCGTCAACAACTAATCCAACGGATTTAATTTATCCACAAGAAGCTGTTGATAATTTAGTTAATATTGATTCTAACTACACCGCAACATATTACCCTTGGATTTTAGTAAGAGATAGTGTAAATAATACACAAATCTATTTACCACCAACAGGTGAGGTTGTTAAAAACTTAGCGTTAACAGATAACATTGCGTTCCCTTGGTTCGCAGCGGCAGGTTACACAAGAGGTATTGTAAACGCAGTTAAAGCGAGAAAGAAACTTACTCAAGAAGATAGAGACGTACTTTATCAAGGACGTATTAATCCAATTGCTACTTTCTCTGATGTTGGAACAGTTATTTGGGGTAATAAAACTCTACAAGTAGCTCAATCGGCACTTGATAGAATAAATGTTAGAAGATTATTACTTCAAGCTCGTAAATTGATTTCAGCGGTATCTGTAAGATTATTGTTTGAGCAAAACGACCAAAAAGTAAGACAAGACTTCTTAAATGCGGTTAACCCTATCTTGGATGCGATTAGAAGAGACAGAGGTTTATATGATTTCCGAGTAACAGTTTCTTCTGATACTGCTGACTTAGATAGAAATCAGTTGACAGGTAAGATTTATATCAAACCAACCAAATCGTTAGAATTTATAGACATTACGTTCTATATTACTCCAACCGGAGCATCTTTCGAGAATATATAATAATAAAAATTATGACCCATTGTAATAGTGGGTCATAATTAAGCCTTAATTTAAATGTATGTTAAAAAATAAGATAGTCGAAGGTATTGATGAATTTGGAGCACCGGATGAAAAATATTACGCATTTGATTGGGATGACAATATTGTCTCAATGCCAACTAAAATATTGTTAAAAGACGAAGAAGGGGATACTGTAGGAATGTCGACAGAAGATTTTGCAACATATAGAGAAGAAATTGGTAAAGAACCTTTTGAATTTGATGGTCACAAAATTGTTAGTTTTTCAGATGAACCATTTTTTTATTTTGGTGTTCAGGGGGACAAACAATTTATTATTGATGCTATGACTGCTAAACCAGGTCCCGCTTGGAATGATTTTGTTGAAGCAATCAATAATGGTTCAATATTTTCAATTGTTACGGCAAGAGGGCACACACCATCAGTTTTAAAAGAGGCTTGTTATAATTATATTATATCTAATTATAATGGTATAGATTCAAATGAATTAGTTAAAAATTTAGAAAAATACAGAGATTTAGCTGACGAGGACAATATATCTAAAAGAGAGATGATTAGAGAATATTTGGATTTATGTAAGTTTTATCCAGTAACTTATGGTGAAGGTTCTGCGACTAATCCGGAGGAAGGTAAAATTAAAGCGTTAAATGAGTTTGTTAAATATGTTAAGGATATGTCACAATATATACAAAAACACGCTTATTTAAAAAATAAAATAAATAATTATTTTGTCCCTAAGATAGGTTTTTCAGATGACGACTTAAAAAATGTGGATGTTGTGAAAAAACATTTTGAGCAAGACCCAGAGAATATTATTAAAACGTATTCAACGGCTGGAGGAATAAAAAAAGAATATTAAAATAATTATTATAATAAAAACTATTTAATAAATAAAAACTATAAAATAAATATTAATATAAAAACTAGGATTTCTAGAATGATAAATATTTTAATTTTAAAAGTCAAGTGATAAAAATTAAATAGGTTATATTTATAATAAACAAGATAAAAAATAAAAATTAAAAAACAAATAGACAATGGCTGATTTATTAATGAAAATGCCCATACCGTATGAACCAAAAAGACAAAATAGGTTTATTGTACGATTCCCTTCTTCTTTAGGGATTAACGAATGGTTCGTAGAATCGGCTGCTAGACCACACATAACGATAGCTCCGGTGGCGATACCTTTCTTAAATACTGAGACATATGTTGCAGGACGTTTTACTTGGAGTACTATCCCGGTTAAATTCAGAGACCCAATTGGTCCTTCAGCGTCTCAAGCTCTTATGGAGTGGGTTCGTTTATGTGCGGAGTCTGTAACAGGACGTATGGGGTACGCAGCGGGATATAAAAAGAATGTTGACCTTGAAATGTTAGACCCAACAGGTGTTGTTGTAGAAAAATGGATATTAGAAGGAACTTTCTTATCTGATGTTAACTTTGATTCGTTGGCTTATGGTACAGATGCTTTAGCGACTATATCTACAACTTTACGTATGGATAGATGTATATTAGTTTACTAACATTGTAATAAAAACAAAATTAATCCCACATTAGTGGGATTTTTTATTTATAATACTTTATATAAATTTTTAACTAACTATTATTTATAATAAAAACAAAATTATATGGAACAAGATATTGTAAATGCTGGAACCGAAAATTTCAACTTACCACACGATGTTGTACAATTACCTTCAGGTGGGATTTTTTATAAATCAAAAAAGAAATCAATAAAAGTAGGTTATTTAACAGCAACAGATGAAAACTCGTTAATGTCGGGTCAAGGAACTAATGATAACATTATTATGTCATTACTTAGAAATAAAATGTATGAACACGACCTAAGACCGGAAGAGTTAATTGACGGGGATGTTGAAGCAATTTTATTATTCTTAAGAAACACATCTTTTGGACCTGAATATACTGTAAGTTTAACCGACCCTCAAACAAAAAAACCTTTTTCACATTCGGTTATTTTGGATGAATTAGATATTAGAAAAACTGAAGTTAAACCGGATGAAAATGGGTTATTTACAACAAAATTACCAAAATCAGGTGTTACTGTTAAATTAAGACCGTTAACATATTCAGATACTTTGGAAATAAGTTCAATAGTTGATACTTACCCTGTTGGTAGAACAGCACCAATAGTTACACTTAGATTGATGAAACATATTGTGGAATTTAATGGTGATTCCGATAAATCAAATATTGCATTATTTGTAAGTACCCTACCAATTATGGATTCAAAATATATCCGTAAATTTATTAGAGATAACCAACCATCGTTAGAATTAACGAGAGCCGCAATCGCCCCATCAGGAGAAAAGATATCATTTGAGATATCGTTTGGGGTGGAGTTTTTTCGGCCTC